TTTCTGTACTAAGTCCTTTTCGTAATCAGGAAGACCGTATCGATTGAACACTACAGGTTTCAGACCATGAGGAGGTATTTCGTCCATGGCGTACTTAGCACAGATACCGTCAAAGTCAACACGAGCGTTACTTATGCCCAGCTGATTGCGCAGGAAACAATTATCGAACTGTGCATTGTATCCTATAGTCTTACGTGTCGCGAACATGACCTCTAAAGCGTGTTGAGCATCGTAGTCGTCGTAGAGCACGTCATCTGGAATAACCCATCCTTTGTTCCCTGCTCCCTCTGTAGTGAACTGCATCATCAAGATACTGTTCGCTGGCCTGTCAAGACGATCATACCATATGACGTTGTTAGTCTCTAGGTCGTACGTTACTTCACCTTCGTTGTCGTCTAGAACCTTTAGTATGTCATTGCCGCTATGCAGCACTTCATACTCCGGTGCTGTGTAAATGATCTGAATGTGTTGTTGTGGGCCGCCGTATGCAATTCCTATGTCACGCTGTAATGCTGAAACCTCTGAAGGCTTCCGAAGTACATAAGCCGGATGCCAAGTAGGGATCAAGTCTTTACCGCGCCATTCAAACCAGGTACCTCGTCGTGACATTTCGTACCCGTCGATTAAAATCTCCGCGGCTGTTTTACCCAGCGCGACAATTATGCGGGGCTGTGCTTTAATCAGCTCCATTTGAAGTCGCGGCCAACAACAAGAGACTTCAAAGGTCGTAGGCGTTCTGTTCCCTTCAGGACGACAACATACTACGTTGGTGCGATGTGCTTTCTCGTAATCGTGTCCAACGGATTCGCATACCGCTCCCAGAAGTTTACCTGACTGACCGACAAATGGCTTACCCTCTTGGACCTCATTCGCACCGGGTGCTTCGCCCACGAAGACTATCTCAGCCTTCTCTGGTATATAGGGCGGACAGAACGGTTGTGTTTGTAAGGAACACTCGTCGCATCTAGCGTACGTGATTTTTGCCGTCATTGCGTCGACACCTTTGGAAGACGATAAGATTTGTCCTTACCCAGCCTTCGTCTTCGAGTTCGCCGAGTAAAGGTTCGTTCTCCGGATCTACCATAATACGAAGACACGGAGCGGATTCCGCTTCGGCTAAAGCAACTGCACGTTCTAGATGCTCTGGATGCGCACGAAGAATTATTGCCGTTCCTGTTTCGCGCTCGAAGCAGATGGTTGTAACCTTGCCATTCATGTCAGATACTTTGAGATGCATGTTGAATCTCTCCTCTAGCACACTCGTTAAGTAATGTCTTGATGTTCTCTTTGATGATTGTTCTGCTAGCGTCCGCTACCCAATCGAGTGAGTAGTGTCCTGCCGAATCTATAGACAAACCTTGTTGTGCATATGCTATCGGTGCACCCGAGTCTATGCCTCGTATGCCACACCAGGCATCACTTGTACGCCTGATCTCTGCAATCGGATCTTCCCAAATACCCAACAAGTGAATATCAACGACCTCGGTCCATCGCTGATTATGAAGCCACCTAATTATAGCGGCGCGACCACCTTGTGCCGTCTTCTCTAAGTGCTTTGCGACGCCGATGGAACGGAATTGAATCTTCTCTGCGATGCCCTCGAAGCATTCGACCCACTCCTCGAAGCATGTTCCTTGCGGAACAATCATTCGACTCCGTACTGGAACATTAGTAAGCACTCCCGGATCGGTTGTCAGCGCTATCGTACTATATCCATTGTATAATACGTCAGGCATGATCACTTCATCTGCGTGAACATACTCAGCTGCATCTAAGACGGCTTCGAAGGGGATTCGTTCGTCTCCTGGTTCGGCGGCTCCGTTGTCAACAATGATGAAGTCGCCTCGGTTATGGCGCCATCGGTACCAATCGCAGTAGGCAACGTTACGGATAAGTTCTTGTCCGAGAGCCATGTGATACGACAAACGAGCGTAGTGTATTTCGTTCAGATACTCTGGTGGTGCTATCACTGCAAGCTTCATTGTGTGGATCCTCCAATCAACATAAACACTGATGAGCACATACATAGCCATATTACGAGAAGGATAAGCATGGCTGCTATCAACGCACAAAAACCGTTCGGTCGAGTTATCATTGTTACCTCCGTGAGGGAGCCCCCTACTCCCTCTCTTTGTCATTTCGCCTTAGCTTGCTCTTCGAGTACTAACTGACAATACCCTTGAATGTCCTTCCAATGATCGGCATTCTCGGGTGATGCCATAGCACGGATGAGTTTATTGAGAATCATCTGCCATGCGAACGAGTAAGGCGTTTGCCAGATCGCGGTAGTTTCAAGTCCTAGCATCTTCATGATCTGGCTAGTCTTAAGCCATGCATCGTCGTATGCTCGATCGCGAGACGCTACGAATGCATGCATGTCGGCTGCTGTGGTTATTGGAGGTCTCGGAGCAGTCGGAGTTGGTTTTGGTTGGTTAGTCATTTCTTTTCTCCTGTATGTGGCCAAGGCTTGCACCCGTACCAATCGATATCCTGAGTCATGTAGTCGACTGGATCGATCCAACCTTGATTTTGGAATGCTGCGATTCGCTCGACGCATGTAGGACAAACGCCACACGCAGCTTCGGTGGCTTCATAACACGACCGGGTTAGTTGAACCGGTACACACAATTCGTACGCACGCTCAATGATGTCGTCTTTGGTTAACCACGTGAACGGAGTCTTTAAGCGAACCTTTCCGTATGTGCCCACCCAGATAGCATTTGCCATTGCTCCCATAAACTCGGGTGAGCAATCAGGATACGCCCAGTTGTGAGAATCCGTAGCGTGTGTTGCTATATAGACTTCGTCGTAGCCTTGTGCTGCAGCCACAGAAGTACACACAGAAATGATGTTCGCGTTACGAAACGGCACAACTGTCGGAGACGGACCTACAGACTCGTTGATCTCCTGATACGTTTGGTGAGGCATAAAGGCTTCGTTCATTAGAGCCGACTTACCACCCGTAAAGACTCCAGACGGCAAGTGTATCTTACGGTGTCCTATTCCTGGCCATCCCTGTAGAATCCTTACAGCCGCTTTCCACTCTTGCTCTCCATGTCTGCTACCATACTCGAAGGAGAGCGCGAGTATCCGATCTACGTTCCGCAGGATGGAATACAACAGCGTTGTGCTATCAAGCCCACCTGAAAATGCAATCACTGCACTTCTCATTTAAACCTCCTATGAAGACGCCGCGAATCTCTCGGGTGCGTCTGGTACTGATGTGATACCTTCTTGCTTCTTGACCCAACCTACTACAAGGTATGTGATTGGGGTTGCGATAATCTCGTACAGAATCTTGAACGAGGCTTGGTACATGATCATTGGTGCCAGTGCTTCGTTAGGAAGAATTCCATAGAACGCTATCAGGATGAAGACAAAGCTGTCCAAGCTCTCACCCACGATTGTTGATCCTATAGTTCTCATCCAGAGGAACTTACCTTTAGTCCACTTCTTGATCAAGACCAGCGTCCATGCATTGGCGTTTGTTCCAATTAGATACGCGACGAATGAAGCCACGAGAAGTCTGGGCGTGAACCCAAGTACTGCTTCGAATGCTGGCTGGTTCTCGAAGAACGGTGGGTATGCTGCTTTCATAGTTAGGTAAAAGAATATCACGGCATACAGGTTCATTGCGAATCCCAACCATATGACTTTTCTTGCCGTAGATAACCCGTAGCATTCCGGAACTACGTCTCCAATGATGTACACGATCGGGAAGAGGAATACGCCGCACGTGAGAACGATGCCGAAAGGGGCAGCCCATAACTTCCCTGCTATGATATTCGAGACGATCAGAGAGACGGTAAAGACGGACGCCAGTATTACGAACAATATTGAATACTTCTTTTGCATCTCTTACTCCTTTAGAATCGCAGTGTGAACTCTGCTATTTGGATATGATCAGGCACGTCAAGACCAGAGGCCTGTGCCTTCTTAAGATCAATACCGTACATCCAGACGCCATCGATTGACTTCTGAGGTACGTAGTACGGAGCTTCTTGTAGTTGGGATCTTAATGCATCTCTTTCTAAGGCACTCCTTCCTTGTCTGCGTCTACTGGCAAGCCACCATGTATGAGCAGAAGACAACTGAAAGAATAGTATTGCGTCGGGTGCAACATACTTCCATCTAAAGGAAGCCGTGTGCGCTGTTGAACAAGCATTGGCAATGTCTTCGGTCATGTCGTCTACCATCGTTCTAGCACGACCTGCTTCGACATTATACACGGTACTGATAGACCTACCGAGTGTCTTAGGATCTGGATCATCCAACCCAAGGGCTCGAGTAACTAACCGTGCACCGAAGAAAGTCACAATGTGGTTATTCCTAATACGATCTGGCATCCTTTGTGGATATGCACCAAACATGATATCTCGTGAGTCGAGCAGTAACGCGTCGAGCTCACCACTTGCTAACATTACTAACGTTCGTTGTATAAAGAAGCCGCCAAACGTTTCTGGTATCTTCCAACGTAGTTCGTTATATGCGGCATATGCATCCGTGCCTTCTTGTACGGCCCCTGGATCAAGACGTGCCGTTACTATTCTTTCTCGGGCTGCCGGGTCTGCAATGAGGTCTTCACCATCCAGAGAAAACGGAGCTGAGAGAGGATAGTCCACGGTTGTCTGGTCAGGTCGTCCGCGAGGATCGTGGCCTGTATCATACGCGAGAAGAACATATCGTAAAAAGGACTCGACGGACTCATACCTGAACTCGCTAAAAGCAATCGGCACAGCGTTACTACTACCCAAGAGTGCCAGAATAACAAAGCGCGTTGTCCCTGAGTCATACGACTTACCTTCTTTCTGCCCGAACAGGGGCATCAAGATACGTTGCAACAAAGTGGTCTTGCCTGAGCCTTTCGTACCCACAACACTTAGAATCGGAAAGCGATACCCTTTTGTCTCTAGCCAAGGCTTCATACACGACGCTGCATACCAACCAACTGCCGGCCATAGTACTTCCGGCTCGTTGATCTGTGGCAACAAGTCTTTGCACACCGCCAGGGCTTCGTCCTCTATGCTCGGGGTTAGCTGTAGCTTGGGATGTTCCTTATGAGAAGACAACCAAGCAATAGGACCATTGTATCCTTCCCAGATGTCATCAGCACTCATGACTTGTGTGTCGCCTAAGAAGTAATACTTACCGTTGAGATTATGTAGACCAAGTGTTGAAGATGCTACCACTCGCGGAAGACCAATGTCCTGTAACTTACCTAGTAAGTACGGTAAGAGAGTTCTGACATGACCATCATGACCTAACCATTGCCACGCAACGACAGGCGTCTCTCGATCCATCTGATGAACAGACGTAAAGGCTGAGCGCGTAAATGTAACATCCTTCCAAGTGAAGCCTGAGGCTGTCACATCTCCTACGATCGCGTCTTGTGTTTCGAATGCCTTGCCATCGAGTAACAGTGTTGGAGTTATGACAAAGGTACTAACTCGTTGAACTCTCTTACCGGCTCTAAAGTAATAACCGTCATCTCGTTCTTCGAAGTCCTCTCCGCCCTGTTCAGGAGTTACTTTAGCTCCACTCTCACGTGCCTTCTGTATAGTACGTTCGAGATACTTATCGTTAGCCTCACGCGTCTTATCACCACAAGGCTGATGTTGGAAGATAATGTTGATGAGTTCATCACGTGCTCCGAGAGCTACGAGTGTAGTTATGATAGACCAATCTCGTTCAGACCTGCTCCGATATCCTCTGGAATCTCCAGTACGAATCTTATGACGAACCTTCTTGTTGAGGTTCTCTAAGAGTATGATATCTTCTTTAGTATAGGTCACTCCTATATTGGTCGTGAACGTAACCGGTCGTGGCGGATCTTTTGTATTGGTAGTTCCAGGAACGCGGAGTACTCTATTGATGTTGAAACATGCTGGATCTGCGGTAGGAATGTCTGCTATGAGTTGCTTGTTTAGATGTTCGGCTACCTCCTGTTCTAGTGGTTCGTCCAGTATCCAATATAAATGCCATCCGTGGCCGCTCTGTACCATCATGGATGGTGGAAGTGTATATAATGGCTTATGCTCATCGTCGGCGTCGACCCATAACACTTTGGTTCCGAGGATGTCGTCTTTAGTTTCCCCTTTGCGTTTCCTCATCGCCGGTCCAAAGAACACGTCAGTGTCTGCAGGTAAAGTTTCTGGGACACTTGTGTAGTACTTTACATGTCCAGGAGAACCGACAGCTATTGCAAGTAGGCCAGTGTCGTACAGGAACTCTTTGAGGAAGTCCTTCACATTCTCTCCAGTAAAAAGACTGCCAGGCATCTGGCGGGGTAGATGCCTGGCTTAGGTTGATTAGATGGTTAGGAAAGTAGGTCCTCGACGCCGGCTTCAGCAGCCTTTACTTTCACGATGCGATTGCGATCTGGGTATGTTTCCCCCGTGTCCGGATTGGTCCGACCTGTTTCAACCGCGACTGTGATGTTGGCTACCTTACCAACAAGATCCTCAGCTTCGATAGTTCCAGCAAAGCCGTTGCCATAGCCTACGGCCTGCAAGAACAACTTGGTGCGCCACAGAGCGGTAGGCGCGAAGCTTAAATGATCGAATACCAAACGACCGTCGAACTCGCTGCCGATGATCTTCCAGCGGAGATCCACTTTGGGGTTCCCAGCTTGGCTTTCGCCTTCGTCGGCTTGAATGATGGTCGCTAGGTACGTACCGGCAGGTACGGGTTCTAGTGAGGGGATTTCAGAGAAATCAATTGAGAGAGGCATGGTTAGTTTCCTTTCGGGTTGGGTGGTTATGGTTGGTTGGTTTAGGGTTAGGCCCCGCCCTTAACTAACTTGGTTAGGAGATCCAAGAACTCTTCGATTTGATTGGGGAAGATCACTAAGCCCCTTTTTGTCGGACGCCATTCGTCATCTATATACGCCCACATACGAAGGTCATAACGGAAGTCTCCGCCGTACTCACGATATTCAAGACGTAGCTCAAACACACCATCCTTCAAAGCCATCTTGTAGCCTCGTGCAGTATGGGATCGTTTGAGTACGGGATCTTGTTCGAGCATTTGTTCCCAGTTGGTCTTAGCCATTCTTGGTCTCCGGCCATATGAGGTCGAGCATCTTGCTGATCGTTGGGTTGGCCATGTAAGGCCCCAGTGCACCGTACTGATCTTTAGCAACATACTTGCCTGACGGTAAGAAGAATGCAACTGATGCGATCTTCTCTGCTTCGCCGCCAGCCGAGTCTTCGACAACCTTCATGATGGCAGGAGATACAACGGCACGATGAACAAGACGAGCAACTAGATAAGCGTAGCCTGGTACTTCAACATCTGACTGACCCCACAATAGTGGAGCGTTTCGAACTACACCCGTTATGTCGTCCTTCTCACTCTTCTCTTGTGCCGTCATAATAACGTGGAGTGGCAGGTCATAGTAGAGTTTTGCGAACTTGACCATCTGTCCCATGATGCCCAGAAAGTGCTGAATCTGGTGTGGCTTGGGAATATCTCCAGGACCCCCTTCCTTGTTGTTTGTTACGAGTTCATACGAGATACGTTGTACGTCTGTAATCTGATCGACAACCAACGTCCGGTATGGAGGCTCGAGTTGAAACTGCTTACAGAAAGGATGATCCTTCGGCTGACCTGCTTTGATCCACACGTATGGATCATTCAAGTCCTTGAGCTCCTCGATCTTGATGATGTCAGGTCCCGGATCATACTCGCGTATGCTAATTGGATTACCTGCAGCATCTAGCCATAAGACCGGAGCAGATCGTTTATCAAGACATGCAGTGCCAACGGTCCGAGTCTTTGTAGAACCGGGTATTCCGTAGAACAGAGCACGTAGATATGGAGTACTACGCGGATCAATTCGTCTTGCCATTACTTCCCTCCTCTTCGAGTTCCGTGAATGTTTGCCATGGCTCGCGCTTCCTATACTCGTTGTCCAAGATGATGCCGACGTCCGCTCCAGAGTTTGTTGCCAGACAAGGAGAACGGAAATGACAGAACTTACAATTGTTCCAACTAGGCGCCGGATAGATCGGAGTCGATGGACGCACCATCTCTAAAGCGACCGTCCACAAGTCATGCTGGAGTTGTTGCATTTCCATCCCAGTCCTGTAGATAGGTACGCGCAAGAAGAACTTATTACCTTGGTCCATTAGATGTTGAAGGAACTCACCGTACTGATCCATGATGAACTTATTACGTTCCTTTAGATCGGGAAAGTCAGCCTCGTGAGCTCTCTGTGCAGCACGTATGTAGGCGTATACCGTTGTATCTATCTGCTTGTTCTGCGACAACAGGCCGCTCTGTAATAGCATGGGCTCTGTTGGGATCTTCTTACGCATAACGTTGTACAGAACTCCTGTTGGTTGTATGGATAATAGTTCTCCAGCAGCAATAAGGTATGCACCTGCTTGCTCGTCGTTATCTAGAGAGGATACAAGCTCACTGATAGATCGTGTTGTCTTGTGTTCTAGTAACCAATATGATCCGTCGTCCTTCCGCCTTACGACACCATCGAAGCGTCCTGCTAAGAAGACACGAGGACTGGGGCGACCGTTCGGTGTACGAAGTGGCACAGAAAACTCGGTCTCTAGTTTCCAGAAGTCAAGGTTCTTATCAGACCACTTAGAGATGTCTTGTTCGACCCACTCAGTGTAGTGTTGGAGCATACCATTGATAAGAACTATCTGCTCCGCAATGAGCTCGCTCTCCTGTGGCCACAGTTTCCCAACGCGTTCCATTTCGCCTTTCTCTACTTCGAGGAACACGCTAAGGCTCTCTAGCATAGGCGTGTGCTTAGGTCCATAAAAGTTCTCTAAGCAGTAGTGGATGGCACGTCCCGTAAAGAACGGAACGTACGGGACACTAGGTTCAAGACCCTCTCGTAGAGGTGAACTCCAGTTCCACTTACGCCTACAACTCTTGAACGTACGTATATCGCTAATATGTATTTCGTACATGTGTGGTTCTCCGGACCAATGATTCAATTATACCACAGATTAGACTTTTGAAAGTGAAAATTACGTGAGAAAGTCTAGACGACTTAGACTATTCGTCCTCTGTCAGGTCTTGGTTCACGGCGAAGAGTGTCGCACCGACGCCCAGTTGGAACGCCCAGTGCATTGCGTGATGAACAAAAGCCTTCTCGGCATCCTCGGGTGTCATCTCGACAACATCTTCCGTCCTAAGACCGAACAGTGACTTCTCCACTTGCTCACTTTGAAGATGATCGATAATCGCATCAATCACCTCACATAAGGGTGCATCTTCAAAAGCAAACTTAGCACTCTTGCCAGCAGTGATGCATTTGATTACGGAGTCAGTCTGTGCTTCGGTTAACATCTATTCCTTCCTGTTCTAGGTAGTGGTAGACGAGCTGTTGATTAGTCCATTTCTCATCCAGCGCTCTTAGAACTAACTCGTCTTTGGTGTGTGGGCAATATAGATGAATGATCTGCTTAGGAGCTTGTATGCCCAAACGATGGATACGATCCATTGCAT